GCAAGAGCGTTATACTCTGCAACATAAGTTGCCTTCGCAAGATCTGCAGAAGCCTTTGCTGCTGCTAGTTCTAATGCTGATGCAGTTTTTGCATCTGCAAGTGCCTTGTCTGCTGCAGCCTTTGCAATTGCTGCGTCTGCAGTTGCCTTAGCCAGTGCTGCATTTGCTGTTGCAAGTGCTGCATCTGCTGCTGCTTTAGCAGCAGTTGCTGCTGTTGCTGCTGTTGATGCATCTGCTGCACGGGCAGCGACTGAGGCTGCTAGTTGTGCAGTAAGTGATGCATTGATTGTAGCAAGATCAGAAACTGTAACAAACTTTGTAACAGACTTAACTGCTGCTGGAAGTCCATCAACATCTGTTGCTGTAATTGCAAAGTTGATTGCTGCATTACCCGCTGTTGCAGGATATGTAACTGTAACCTTTGAGATACCAGTTGTAGTATCTGATGCTGCTGATGCAACTGAAACTGTTGATCCAATAACTGTAACTACTGGTGTAGTCGCTACTGGAATGTTTCCAAATACGTCTGTTACCTTTGTTGAATACTCAACAACGGCTGAAGTATTTGCATTTGTTGCTACTGTTGTATCTAGGTTGTACGCAGGACCTGCAGTACCCTTAACATAGTAAACATAGACATTTCCACCATTAGTAATTGTTACAGTACCTGTAACAGTTGACTTTGTATAAACATAAAATGTTGCTGTATCACCTGTTCCAGTATTAACTGAGTATGATGTAACTCCTGAAGCAGAAGTTACTGGTGCAGTTGTTGTGTGAAGTGCTGGCACAATAAATGCTCCTGATGTTACAACAGAAACTACTGTTCCTGTGTCAACACCAGTTAGAGCAAACTTAACTGCGTCCAATACTTCTACCTTGTTGTCAGATGGAACAGTTACTGATGCTGCACCTGCTAGGGTATTTGCATCTGTGTCTGCAATTGCGTTTACAGTTACCGCAATAGTTGGTACAGCGTGTGCTGGAACCATTGCAAGTGCTGTACCAGCCAAGGCTGCAGCCATGACTAGACTAATCTTTTTAAATGAATTCATTCTTTCTCCTTGTTAGTTTATCTGATACTTTGACCAGAATATTAAATTAAATTAAAGCCGTCCAAGAAATCTCTAACATCGTCAGGCATTTTCGGATTACTTAATTCTACCATACCCCTGTCCCTTTCTGCAACTCGTGCTGAAGAAGACCAAGTATGGACATCTATTTCAGTATTATTATTCTTTGGTGTATGTGATATTGCTCCAAATACCGCACCTGTTACGGCATCTGCAAGGTCCTTAGATTTTTTGCGTGGGTGATCTACACGATTACCCTTCATAATCTTAAGTTCTGACATTTCTTCTAATAGGATAGGTATTCTTGGGATAGAAACACGCTCTTCATAAATCATCATAGCCAGATCTTCATAGTGCTTCTTGGCAACAGAGACTGTTTCAGTTCTAATTCCAACGGCCTGTAACTCATTTTGAATATCAAACGATTGCCAACGGTCAAATGAAACCATTCCAATATTAAAACCTTGTCTGCGTAAATTCATAATCCACTGTTTAACTTCAGACAGATTAACTGGGCCTTCTGCTCTTGGCTCCCACCATGCAACTGCATCTACTACTACAATTGGGGCTACTTGTTCATAATCTTTAATTACCTGGATATTTACCCACTTATCTACGTGAGCAATTGCTACCGCACACTTGTCATGCTTTTGTGCAAGGTCAGCATGTATATAATATGTTTTGTCTGGATCTGGTACAAAAGTTTCATCAAACCTTCTAAATGAATCTAGTGGATTTCTACTGTTCATGCACTTCTCAACCTTGTCAATTTGTTTAAAGAAGGCATCAGATGAATAGGTTGGCATACAGGCAAAACGCATCATGGCATCACCAAGATCAGTATAGAATGCTAGTTTAAAGTCTTCTATCTTACGGGTTGGGTTTACTTCCCATGTAGGTCTTTTAAATGCATATACCCTTGGAATTTTGTATTGAAGTATAGTATCTTCATCCCACGAGATTTGAAATTGATTGCCTGGATCTTCGTGTGGTAAGTCTTCATTCATTATAAAAGTATGTCTACGTTCAATAGTTTCTTTATCAGCAATAACAGACTCATATCGTTGAGAGATAAAGTCACCTTGATATCGTGGGAAAGAAAGCAAAACTACCTTACCTAAGTCTGGGAAACGAGAGTCTACTGTTCCACGAAATGCTTTATATATATTATCAGCAGTCTTTCCTTGTTCATTTCCAGAAATAACTTCACTTGCAAAACCAGAAATCTCATCAAGGACTGCCATCAGTAAGTTCAAACCCTCATGAGATTCTCTTTCTGAGTGTCCAGAATAAACAGTAATTGCTTTGTCAAACTCAATGGAATCAGCCTTTGCATTATACTTTCCTGCAAACCAAGGTGACTTTTCAATTTTTGTTTTAAAGCCCTTAAAGAAAACGTTCTTTGCTTGTTGTGCGTTAACAGCAACGTTAATAATATCAATAGCATCTCCAGCAGGCTTACCGTAATAAATTGCAGGGTCTTTAAGGCATAATAGTTTATATACTACATAGGCACAGGCTACTGTTGAGATAAAATCTTTTCCACTACCCTTGCCAAGTTGAAGAATTAATTCATTTTTGGTGTATTTATTAAAGTGCTTAGTTCCTTCAACATCTCCCATGATATCCATTACGTCTTCTTTGCGATAGATCTGGCTCATTGCTTCAACAATTTCATATTGAATATCAGATAAAAGCGGTTGACCAAGATAGTCAGGTGACTGGACAAATGTCCTTACATCAACTGGAGTTTCAACAAAGTGATTCTCTTTTAATACTTCAAGAAAATCATTGAACATCGTGGACAACAGTAATCACTTCTCCTTCTTTTGCAATAGCAGAAAGCCTCTTCATGATAATATCACGGACCTCTGGATGCTCTGAAGCAATATCTCTTAGGATTCCAACAAGAACTTCTTGTCGTCTTTCAATTTCAATCATCTCTTCTGCAAGTTCTTTGTTCTCAAGAAGACCAGCCTTTTGCAACATATCAATTCTTCTTGATTCAATATCTAAAACTAATTTAATTCCAGCAGTCTTGGCTGTAAGGTTTGTTGATAAACTTGCTTCATCAATAACCTCATAGGCTTTTGTAATTAATTTTGTATAGTGTGTATCTGCACCTACTAGGGCTTCCTTAGCACGAGCACGAATAGCATCATTAGCAGATGCCATGACTTTCCACTCATTAATTAAAGATACAACACGTGTACGTGGAATATCCAATTCTTTAGAAATAACTGTGGGATCATTACCCTTAAGATATTCTGTAACTACTTGATTGACCTCATCAAGATGTTGAATTAGTTCTGTCTCAGTTGACATACTTTCCCTCTAATCTATTTATTTCATCTTTAATATAAAAGATGGCCTTTTCTAAATCTTGAATAGTTTTTGCTTCATCTTTAAGTCCCGCTCTCCATAAATACTTAAAAGCATTTCCAATATTAAAATTACGATGGCGGGTAATCTGAATACATTCAACTCCAGAAGGATCCGTTGTGTAATGTGCAGGATGATTTACTTGATCAACAGTAATGTGTAGGTTGTCACTCATTTGGTTACCTCAACACTTAACCTTTTAAAACATTTTAAGCAATCCGTATACGTTCTTCCAGTAAAAGGACAAGAGGATGATTCAAGATTTACATGCTTGCAAAATTTTTGTTGAACGATTGTTTTTGAAATGTTGATAAAATCTTTAAATACTTTCATCTATATCCTCCTCCAGGTTCCAGTCAAATGTTTCTGGAATATTTTTAAAAATAAACAAAGTATGAATTATACCTGCTGACAAAAGTATAAAAAATAATGTAAATATTTTTTTATTTTTATTCATTAAAGTCACCAATTATATTTTCTTTTATTTCTTTTAAGATTACATCTCTCATTCTTGACTCTTTAAACTTTTTGTATCTTTTTGTAAGAGGTAAATTATTACCAAAAATTGGTGGTGCGTCTACGCAATGCTGTGCGTATGTGAATAATTTTTTTGTATATTTAAACCTTACAAGTTTTATTTTTTTATTTGTTAAAAACTCAACATAAAAGATTGGCTCATCTTCTTTTATAATAAGTTCTCCAGAATTATTCCACATTTGGATTTCAGTAGAATATGGTCTAAACCAAGACCCAATATCAAAAGTTCCTGGAACAACTGATCCATATTTTGAGTATCCTTGTGGGTGAAATATTGGTTGAGAAAAACTTGCCTCTACTTCAGAGTCTGAAAAAAATATGTAAGGGAAATTTACAACAATAGTTGGCCCAAAGTCAAGTCCTGGGGCTCTTAATGATCTTACCTCTTCAGGAAAACCAATTTGATCCTGAAGATATACTTCTCCACGATCATCAGTTTCATATAAAAAGTTACACTCTGTAGAATTTTTAAAGAAAAATGTTCTTTTCATTTTACTTTTAAACGCTGGACAAACTAACATTGATCTAGATTGATTAAATGTTGATCTTCTTGATGTCAAATAAGAAAACATATTTTCTGGCTCAGGGTACATCATATTAAACTCTCTATGAGGCTCAACCTCATAAGATATTGCAGGTGCCCAATATACAGTAATAAAGTCGTCTTCTTTATTATTTTTCATCTTTTAGACTTCCTCAATCCAAATTTAGCAAGGTACACGTAGATAGTCTCAACACTGGCTCCGCACTCCTTTGCAATCTCTTCTGGAGTCTTTTTATCCATAAGATATCTCTTACGCATATAGACTTCTGATGTATATAGTTTAGCAGGCATAATGTTATTTGTCAACCCTGGTTTTCTTCAATATCATAATTAAACCTGTCAGAGTTTTCCATAATCCACTTATCCTGGTTTTCAACATCATATTTTCTTTCATTAATTATTCTATCAATCAGGTATTCTTTTTCAAGGGTAAACGATGGCTCATAAACACGAACACGATTATTAGGCTGGATAGCAAAGTTTCCATCATCTCTTTGTATAACATGACCACACTTATGGTCTGCTGGACTTTCAGAGTATCCATCATCTAATACATTTGTATCTGGGTTATGCCAGTCTAAAGTAAATAGATAGGTTCCTTTATGCATTGTCTTTGTTCGATCTATGTAAGACATTCTAAGATTAGTTAGATTCTCAAATCTTGTTACAGCAATATGATGACTAAATGAATTCCATAGTACTAGATTGTGAAGATCAACTTCTGGAATACCTGGCTCTGTGCAAAAGGCAGAAATTGGAAGTCTCCACCAAAGGCCACCATCTGGCATCATAATATGAAATAGCGGACTTCTAGACTTTAAACTTGAAACACCAAAAACCACGCACTCAAAATATTTGTCGTGGCTATCTTTATGATTTCTTAAATAGTTTCCTCTTACATAACAGTTTATAGGTGGTATGTTTGCATTTAACTCTGGCATTACTTACTTTCTCCTATCGCCTTATCCCAATTTTTTACAGCCCAATGACCAATTCCACAAGCATCTGCAACATCATTGTCTGTAATTGTTCTATCATAATTAATATTAATAAACTTAATTGTTCTTTCTTTGCGAAGCATTCTTTCGTGAGCCTTGTAGTATGAATCAGACTTTCCAGGATTTTGAGATCGTATTAGTAACTGTTCTTCTTTAGATATTTTTCCATTACCCATAAAAATTTGCCAAGTAATTGGAGAAACTCTGCCAATTATTTTAGTTCCAGATTGTCCTGCTGATCCAAGAATTGCACCTTGAACTAAGGCAAGGTCAGCAGCAGTCTTAGGACTATTCATAAATACTGTATGCTCAATAACTATTGCTTCAAAACCACCATAAATATCAAAAAAGGCTTTTACTTTTTTGCCAGCATCCATAACTTTTTCATAGATATTATTTCCCTCAAAATAAATCTTTCCAATACTACTAAGATCATTATCAACAAACAAAGCAAAAGCAAGACTGTTTGTACTAGCATCAATAGCACAAATAGTTTTTGGTTGTGCCTCTGCTCCCCACTTAGTCTTGCTCATAATCAATATACCCTTTCAATTCCTTTAGCATTTTTGCAACTGCTTTTTCGCTAACATTGCAGTTTGAACAAAATCCAGAATCGTTATATATAGAAAGTTCCTGTGCACAACCACCAAGACATAAACGTTTTTTCCCTTTTCGTTTTTGTCTTTTTGTGACGTTATACCTTTCTACAATCTTTTCTCTGGTTGCAATATCTCTACAAACCTTAGTACAGTAAATTTGATAAGTTACTTTAGGCTTAAACGATATATCACATACGCTACATAACTTCACTCAGTTCCTCCAGGGATGCTATCTTTACTACGCCCACCCCTGCTTCTCCGCAAGCCTTCTTAATAGGACAGTTCTTGCAGATTTTTGAATTAGATCTATAATTTTTTGTTGGAAGTGTTTTATCTTCCCATGCCTTACGAACATCACGCATCCATTGAAATGCCATATCAATCCAGGCTCTATAGTGATCATTTACCTCTACTGGAATTACTAGTAGTTCGTGGTTGTTTTTATTCTCATAAACTAAAATACCCTTAGATTTTTTAAGAACTTTCATGTAAATAAGCAACTGAACCACATGGCCCATTTTTGGTTTGTTTGTACGCTTACGGTATTCAAATACTTCATTGTTTGTTGTCTTAACTTCAACAACAATCTCATCGCCCTTCCATCGAATAAAGTTATCCACATACCCAAAAATTGGTGGATCATCATGAAACAATTTAAATTCAGAGTTAATTGAAATGCCAGAGTTTTTAAACGCTGCTTCAATTCTACCGTGAGAAAGAGTACCATTAGTCATATTTGCTACAGCATATGCATCTGAATTATCTTCAAAAACAGCACCCTCAAAAGCAAGATACCAATATCTTGGACATTCGCCATGACCGTATGCAATTGTAGATGGACCAAAAGTCTTTTTCTGTTTATGCTCAGGATCTCTACCTACAAGATATCCCTGCTCAATAACCTTAACTAACTCTTTTGCATCTATCTGTTCTGGTGTTTCAACTTCTCTAATCATTATTTGTTGTAGTAAATTTTTAGTCATTATCATCCCTTGTTTATATAAGTATAGCAGGTTAGCGCATAATGTATTTTAATGCTGATACCAAATCAT